AAACGGGAGTTAGCCGGTCAAGCGATAAAGCCATTTGAAGTTTGGTGCGATACCGTGGACGGAATCAGATCGGACAAACCCGAAAACCCAAAAGCTACGCCGTCGGAAGCCTGAATCGAATCATTGTCGAACTCGCTCTTGCGACACAAATCCCAATGAGTGAGTGGCAAACGGCGGAGCAGATATTCACAGCAATCGAGATCTTGGAGAAGAGACATGGCAAATAAAGCCGGAAGAGGACGATTCGATATCACCGTCGATCCGGTGGAATTTCGCAATCTCATCGGCTTATTGAATGCTCTCGATAAAGAGACTCAGGATGAAATTAGATCTCAAGCTCTTCCGCTGTCAAAGCGTCTCGCCGGACAGCTTCTTATGTTTAGCCAATCTGCGCCCGCTCCACAGACAAAGCTCGTCGCTCAAACTATTACTCCAAAGCGAGATAGATTGATTCGAGTCGATATCGGTGGATCGAAGAAGGTCGGTCGCAAGTACGGCGGAGAAGCTTCAAAGTCAGGCAAGGGCAACAAAGTGCGGCAGCAAGCTGCACCGGCGGGTGCATTGCTTTGGGGAACAGAATTCGGATCGCATCCGGGGCTCGATAGCATTGGGCGTCGATACACAGACAGATTCAAAGCTTCAAAGAATCCGCGCGGATATTGGATCACTCCGGCGGTTGATTTCTATGTGCCAATCGTGGCGCGTGAATATGCTCAGATGGTTCAAGATGTAGTGAAGAAAGCGGGGCTCGACTAATGGCAGGAATTCCAAAGGTCAAGATTACTTTTGACGCTGACTTTGATGAACTCAAGCGCGGCGTCAAAGGTGCAACCGATGAAGTCGAAGGCTTTGGATCTAAGATTGGAAAATTTGGCAAGGCGGCAGGAGCGGCATTTGCCGTCGCCGGCGCAGCTGCGCTCGCGTATAGCGCGGTACTTCTCAAGCAAGGCGTCGAGTCTGCGATTGCGGACGAACAGGCACAAGAGAAGCTTGCTCTCACATTACAAAATGTTACAAATGCAACCGACGCTCAAATCAAAGCCGTCGAGGATCAGATCCTTAAGACTTCGCTACTAACAGGCAAGACAGACGATGAGCTTCGTCCAAGCTTTGAACGCTTTGTCCGTGCGACTAAGGATTCCGAAGAGGCTCTCAAGCTTCAGCAAGTGGCTCTCGATGTCTCAGCCGGCTCAGGCAAGTCTCTCGAAGCTGTTACCAATGCGATGGCGAAGGCAGCTGAAGGCAACACAGCATCTCTGTCCAAGCTAGGCGTCGGACTCACATCCGCACAGCTGAAGACAATGTCTCTCGATGAGATCACAGCTTCTCTTGCAAATACTTTCGGCGGACAGGCATCCGCACAAGCTGACACATTTGCCGGCAAGATGGCTCGTCTCCAAGTCGCTTTCGATGAAGGCAAAGAAACAATCGGATCATTCGTACTCGATGCAATCACTCCAATGATTGACACCGTCGTGAACAAAGTCATTCCGACAATCTCAGAATTCATCAATTCAATCGGCGGCACGGATGGGCTCAAAGGCACATTCGAAAGCGTCATCGAATTGCTTGTCTCAATCTTTCAGCCTGTACTCGAAGGCATCAAATTCGCTTTCGATCAAATCAAAGACGCGGTCATGGGTAACAAAGAGCAATTCATTGCGCTCTTTAAATTCCTCAAAGACTTCGTCGCCCCATTCATGGGCGGCGTCTTAAAGCTTGCAATTCAGGGAATCGGCATTGCTCTCGGAGTCGTCATCAATGTCGTGGGAACTTTGATTAGCGGATTCCAAACTCTCTTCGGAATCATCAATTCCGTGGTCGGAGCGATCCGCACATTGATTTCGCTTGTGGCTAACAATCCGGCTGTCAAGGGAATCTCAAACGCTATCTCAGGCGCATTCGGTGGCTTCCGTGCAGCCGGTGGCAGCGTTACAGCGGGGAAGGCTTATGTCGTAGGAGAGCAGGGCGCGGAGATGTTCGTCCCTAGCTCGAACGGCACAATTGTGCCAAATGGCGGCATGGGTGGATCTACCATCAACATCACCGTGAACGGCGCAATTGACGCCGAAGGTACAGCTCGCACAATCGTCGATGTCTTGAATCGCTCAAACGCTCGCGGCACTTTGGGCGCGAATCGATTGGCTTTTGTATGAGCATTTGGTCGCCTACTTGGAGCATCGAAATCGATGGCGTCGAGTACAAGGATGTGGCTCTCGCAAATCTGACAATTAGCTCAGGCAGAAATGACATTTACACTCAAGCCATTGCCGGATACTTAAATCTGACTCTCATCAATCTTGACGATTCGGGCATCAATCCGACAATCAATTCAGCCGTGACCGTATTTGTGGATGATTCAAATGGCGATTCGGTGGCTCTATTTGGCGGTTCAATCACAGACATCATTGTGGGCGTTCAATCCGGTGGTTCGATTGGAGTGACTCAGACCATCTCCATCACGGCTCTAGGGGCGCTCTCAAGGCTTCCAAAGGTACTCACAGAAGGCGTCTTGGCTAAGAAGCTTGATGGTGAGCAGATTTACGATGTCTTGGCTGGAATCCTCTACGGATCATGGAATGAAGTGCCGGCGGCTTTGACATGGGCTGCCTACAATCCAACGACTACTTGGGCAAATGCTGAAAATTCAGGGCTTGGCGAAATTGATGAAGGCAATTATGAATTGACAGCTCGAAGCGCAGATGTCACGGACGCTTACTCTTTGGTGGCAGCTTTAGCCAATTCGGGATTGGGCTATCTGTACGAGAATGCTTACGGTCAGATTTCTTACGCTGACAGCACTCATCGAAGCTCTTATCTTGCCACGAATGGATACATTGATTTGAGCGCCAATGACGCTTTTGCGTCCGGTCTTCAACTTGCAACTAGATCGGGCGATGTGCGAAATTCGGTCACAGTAAAGTACAAGAACAATCAACAAGTCTCGGATTCCGAACAAGCATCCATTGACATTTATGGCGCTTTGGCTCAATCGATTCAAACAACGCTTGAAAATGGAGCGGATGCCATTTCCCAAGCCGCTTTCTATTTGGCACTAAGAGCTTACCCAAGAGCCAATTTTAATCAAATTTCATTCCCAATCGGATCACCTGAAATCGACGATTCGGATCGTGACAATATGCTCAACGTCTTCATGGGAATGCCCGTCACAATCAACAATTTGCCGAACAATATGGGAACAAGATTTCAAGGATTTGTCGAAGGCTGGCAATTTCAAGCCGGCATAAATTCACTCACGCTTTCCATGTATCTGACTCCAACCGAATTCTCGCTTCAGGCAATGAAGTGGGATGATGTGAGTGGCGCAGAAACTTGGAATACCTTATCGAATACACTTATCTGGGACGACGCTTTCATCGTCGCTTAAAGGAGACAACATGGCAACCACAACGCCGAATTTTGGCTGGAGCGTTCCAACGCCGACCGATTTGGTCAAAGATGGCGCAACAGCAATCGAGACGCTTGGAGACAGTATTGACGCGTCTTTCGTAGATCTTAAAGGCGGCACAACTGGACAAGTGCTTTCAAAGGCATCCGGTACGGATCTCGATTTCACTTGGGTCGCCCAAGATGACTCCAATGCAATTCAAAATGCAATTGTTGATGCGAAGGGTGATCTTATTGCGGCAACGGCAGCTGATACACCCGCTCGTCTAGCGGTCGGCACAAATGGTCAAGTCTTGACAGCCGACTCAACGGCATCAACGGGTCTTGCATGGAGCACGGTATCGGGCGGTGGAACGACTTTAATCAATGAAACTGTGGCATCTGGAAACACAGCGATAAACATCGGCAGCATCCCATCAACTTACAAACACTTAGTAATTACATGGGACGGCTTATACATGAGCACAACCGGAAGCTACTATGGCATCAGAGTAAATGCAGACAGCGGTTCCAATTATGCTTATTATTATGTTGCAGCGGAATCAACATCACCGATTGGTTTTAGTCTTGGAAACGAAGCAGGAGCCTTGATGACCATCATTGGAAATCAGGGAACATCAACGAGCCCAAACCAAGCATGTACAGGGACACTAACAATTTACAATTACGCATCGACAACCAAATTGAAACAATTTGAGTCAGAAATATTTTATTATTCATCAAATAACAGCCGATCAAATTGGCAAACAACTCAAGGCGTTTGGAACAATTCAGGCACAGCAATTTCATCCATTGACTTTTTCAGAGGAAATGGAACAGCAACAATTAGCAACATTTCAAACACATCAATCAGAGTTTACGGAGTTTCATAATGACAAAGAAAATTGTTAATTGCACGACAGGCGAGGAAATAGAAATTGAATTGTCTGCCGACGATTTGGCACAACAGGAAATTGACGCAGCTATTTTTGAAGCAAAAGAAATTGAAAAAGCGGCTCAATTGGCAGCAAAAGAAGCGGTCTTGGCAAAGCTCGGACTCACAACCGAAGAAGCGGCAGCATTACTCGCATGACATATCCAACGGGTACAGCTGCGCTCGCTCTTGAGATTGCCAAAGCCGAGATCGGCACAATCGAAGAAGGCGACAATCTGACAAAATACGGCAAATTTACTAAAGCCGATGGATTGCCGTGGTGCGGTTCATTCTGCAATTGGGTACTTGCACAGGCAGGAGTCAAGGTTCATTCCGTCGTCTCCACAGCTGTGGGAGCTCATAAGTTTAAGGAGATTTCACGATGGAGCGAGACACCGGCAATTGGTGATCTTGCATTCATGGATTTTCCACATGACGGAGTCGATCGGATTTCACATGTGGGAATCGTCGTTGGCATCGATGGTAAGTCGATAGTTACCATTGAAGGCAACACATCCGGCAGCGGCGATCAACGCAATGGCGGAATGGTAATGGTCAAGACTCGCACCGTGGGCAAGGAAGTGGTCGGCTTTGGTCGTCCCAAGTATGTGCCGTACAAAGGCGAGTATCCAATCGTCGATGCTCATCCGGCAAAAGGCAAGAAGGAGAAGAAGAAGAAATGAAAGACATCAAAGCAATCGCAGCATCTTGGGCGCGTTCATTCTTAGCGGCGGGAATCGCCGTGTACATGTCAGGCAATTCAGATCCAAAGGCTATCGCCGGAGCAGGGCTCGCAGCTGTGCTCCCTGTCGTCTTGCGGTACTTGAATCCTAACGACACAGCTTTCGGGTCAAAGGGGAAGTGACTCGGGCGCTACTCCGTGCAGCTCTAGCGACGGGTCTTTTGCTAGGGCTGTGCGGTTGCAGCGTTTATCAGGGTTACACCCGTTACGAATGCCAAGAATTTGAAAATTGGAAGAAGCCGGAGTGCAATCCGCCGCAATGTAAAGCGACCGGAGTCTGCACCGAAGACATCTATGGAGAAGATCCGAATGGGTTCACATCAAAGACGACTAAGTAACGAGCAGCTGAAAGCTCGACTCATCGTCTTCATCGGAGTCGCTTTGGCTGTCACTTTCATGTTCTCGGTCGCCGGCATGCTTTACGCTCTGATTTTCGTGACTCAGCCGCTTGGGGATCAAGCGCCCAACGATCGGGCATTCATCGAGCTTCTCACGACTTTGACGATATTCCTGACAGGATCTCTCGGCTCTGTACTTGCATCCAACGGACTCAAAGACAAGCCAAAAAGTGGGGAAGACACGCCGAAATCCACGCCTGAATCTTGACCTTGTCACACTTTTGCTTCACTCTTTAGGCAGGGAGCGAGATTCGCTTCCATGAACGGGAGCAAATATGTACACAATCACGGAAGTGGCTGCGTGGATGATGTTGGGAATCCTCACAGGCTTTACAGGCGGCTACACACTCGGACTCAAAGAAGGCAAGCGCGAAGGATTTATTCGCGGCAAAATCGCAGCTCGCAAGAATATGGATGTGCGATAAATGGAATTCTTGGAAAAAAGCTACGCCAGCGAGTGCGCAAGCTGTGGCGATCGTAATTTTCGAAAGGCAGAATCTTGGATTCGAGGTTTGACACATTATTCCTTAATTGGGCATTCTTATTTGTCAGCAAATCAGGTCAAACACATCTTTGAACAAATTCAAAGTGAAGAAATAAACGAATGCAAATGTTCTTGTGATTTATGCAATCATTGTGAAGTAAAGGAAAATGACTAATGGGATTCCTAGACAATTACGAAACGGTCAATCAAAAGGTCAAAAGACTCCACGCCACCTATCCCACAAATCGCATCGAGACATCGATCATCGATTGGCAGCCTGAAAAAGGTTTCATTCTCATAGAGTGCAGGATCTTTCGTCATTACGAAGACGAGAAGCCGGCGGCTATTGATTACGCGCACGGAATGGTCGGAGCGTACAACGCGCAGATGAAGCGTTGGTATGTCGAAGACACGGTCTCAAGCGCAATCGGGCGCTGTGCTTCGGTGGTCTTAGGTACAGACGAGAAGCCTAGCCGTGAAAATATGGAACAAGTCGAGCACATGCCAAAAGCATTTGTCGAAGATGATCCGTGGGCTAAGCCAATTTGGGAAGAAGGATTCACGACAGCCAAGAGCGCCGTTCAAGAGATTGAGTCAAAGCTTGGCGGAGAGCTCATTGCTGAATCTCCAATCTGCGCACATGGACACATGCTTCTCAAAGAAGGCACAGCCAAAACGGGCAAGCCATATCGTGGACATGTCTGCACCGAAAAGGTCAAGACAAATCAATGCTCTCCGATTTGGTATGTAGTAGCTTCGGACGGCACTTGGAAAGTGCAGCTGTAGTCATGGGCGAGATGTACATACAAAAGCCGAACGGCGAATCAATGACATTTCACATCGATGGCACAGTTGTCAAAGAGCAAGGGTCAATCTCAATTGATTGGTGCGATAAATGCCAAAGGTGGCAATCGAAGGAATTTGGGCGCTATCAAGAGGCTGACGGGCTCAAGATCATGTGGTTTTGTGAGGCATGCAAATGAGGATGAAAATATCCCATGAGCAAGAATGGGACGCAGCTCGCGTCGCCATTGAGCGCGTCGAAGAGATTGACGGTCATCCGGATCATGCAAGCCGATACAACAAACAGTTGAACTTTCACGATTACATCTTGGAAGTGGCTGAATCGATTGGCGCTGAATTTGCTGTGGCGAAGTATTTCGGGATTCAAGACTTTAACCCGAGAGCTTCTCGATTCAAGCGGACAGCCGATGTCGGGTCAATCATTGAAGTCAAGTGGACAAAATACGACGCAGGATCACTCATCATCTACGACAGCGATCGCAATACAGACATCGCCATCCTTGTCACAGGCAAGAGCCCGAATTATGTGCTCAAGGGTTGGATTCCCGTGGCAATTGCCAAGAATCAGAAATGGCGCAGACGCGATCAACCGACCTATTGGGTCGATCAGTACAACTTGCACCCAATCGAGAATTTGAGAAGGAGTTCACATGGAGAAGCTACGCTTCCAATGCAGGGTTGAAAAAAAGGTCACAGATCACGCTGTTTTTCAGAATGAAGTGCCACTCGGGGACGATGTCGTGCTTGTTCAATGTCTAGGCTGCGGAATTATGGGAGTTAATCAGAAAGAGGACGCAAAATGATATTTAAAAGAAAAGTCAAAGAATTGCCTAAACGAGAAATTGAATTTCATGTCAATGTTGTCGGAGCTGAAGCCTTGCACATCAAACGCACGGGAACTTACATTCTTGAAGTTGATACATTGATGAATCGTGAATCGGTCAATGACATCTTGAAGACATTACGCCATCAAACGGGTGCAAAATGGATCTTGATGCAAGGTGGCGCAAAAGTCAGAAAATGCTCTTGTCATGGCTGAATATGACTTCAGATGTGAAGTGTGCGGCAAGACAAAGACGGTCACTCGATCGATGAGCGATCAGCTGCAACGCGATCCATATTGCGATGGATGTGACATACCTATGGCGCGAATTTGGACAGCCAATCCAATCCATTTCAAGGGTAAAGGATGGGGACACCAATGAGTCAAGTGAGCTATTTCTACCGATGCCCAATCTGCGCTTCATGGAAGAAAATCACAGTTGGAATCTTTGAAATGTATGTCGTGCCAAGCTGTGATCGATGCCAAAATTGAATGGTTA